CCCGGAAGGTGATGACCTTGACGAGTCAAAATACACTGTCTGCATGAAAAGGGAAATGAAAGCCGGTAAATCCATGGCAGACGCAGCTAAGATCTGCAAGGTGGAGGCCAAGAAGGAATCCACTACCGGCGACGGCGGCAATGGAGATGACCCATCGAAACAGGCTCTCGACCGGATAGCCAAGGTAGAGGAGGATATCAAAAAGTCTCACTCAGCGGCCATCCTTGAGGAAGTTCTCGCTCAATCGGATCTCTTCCAGCCCGTTAAGGACAAGATTCGAGCGCAGTTCAAGGACAAAATCTTCCAAAGAAAAGACCTCGAGGAGTCACTCAAAGCTGAGAAAGACGTTTTAGCCAAGCTCTCAGAGTCAGGCAACGTCAAAGGACTGGGGCAGACCAAAGTCGAGATCGTCTTAGCCGAAGCAGACAAGCACCAAATAGCGATGGATTTGCTCCTCGGAGCGGAGGTTAAAGACCAAAAAGGCGTAGGCGCATTCCGAGGGATTAAAGAAGCATATCGAGCCTACAATCCCAAAGATCCTGATGTTACCTTCCAACAGCCCAGGAACATCCGCATAACCGAAGCGCTCCAAACCGGCGACTTTGCTCATGCACTTGGAGTTTCCATCACCAGAAAGTTTGTCAAGCTCTACAAGCTGCTCGACCTCCCCTGGAGAGAGTTTGTCAATATCGTTCCCATAGATAATTTCAAGGAGCAAGAAAGGATCCGCTGGGGAGGGTTCGGTGAACTTCCTACGGTAGCTGAGGATGCCGAATACGCCGACATTGCTTCTCCCACTGATGAGAAAGCTTTCTATTCGGCTTTCACGAAGGGTGGACTCTTCGCCATCACTCGAAAGACCATCAAAAACGACGACATGAATGTGCTTCGTCAGGTTCCTACAAGATTGGCCCGCGCAGCAGCCAGAACTCTCGCAGCCTTCGTCTGGGCTTTTCTCAAGGATAACCCGACGATTTACGATGGGGCCACACTCTTCAACGCAGCCAGGGGCAATCTTGGTTCGGCTGCGTTCTCTTACGACGCCCTCGGTGACGCACGCACGGCAATGAAGAAGATGAGGGAAAGAGGTAACAAAGCATACGCCGGTACGGCAGACGCTGATAGCACGGTCTCAGTTCTCGAAGATGACGATGATCCATGGGCAGCCGTGAATCTCACGGGCTATTACGTCAGAATCATCTACGGGACCGGAGTTGGCCAGATCCGCAAGATCGCAAGCAGCGACGGCGACTCGATCACTGTCGATACTGATTTTGTCACTGCACCCGACGCCACCTCAAAGTATGAGGTCTCCAAGTACATGGATGAGAAAGTTGGATTGAAACCGGCATATATAGCGTTTCCTACCGAATTGGAACCTATCGTCGATGCTGTCCTCACGAGTGAATACATTCCATTCGTGGCTGAGCGCACCAGGAATGTCCTCAAAAACTTGGCCAAGCCCATGACACCTCCTCAGCTCACTGATCCCAACGACTGGTATCTCATCGCAGACAAAGCCTGGATCGACATGCTGGAGATTGGATTCATCGATGGAAAAGAAGATCCCACAGTTCTAATCCAAGACGCACCAGGAGTCGGAGCGGTCTTCACCCGCGATAGAATCACCTACAAGGTCCGCCACGAATATGGTGGGGCCGTTATAGACTACCGAGGTTTCTACAAGGCGGTAGTCCCTGCATAGGAACGTTTTAATTCGCAACTAAACGATTGGTGGAAGGCTTCATCCCGGGCCTTCCACCAAATCCAAGGAGGAAACAATTGAGTGGAGTTTCGCATTACACCAGTCACATTATATTTCAGGCAGGAGTCTCTGGTGCTATGGGTATTCCAAATCCATTCGCTACAGTCTTCTATGTGGATCTGGACAGCGGCCGTGACAGCTACAACGGAAGATCTCCACGACGCCCGTTCCAAACAATTCAGGCTGCAATTGATGCAGCTCTTTCTGGTCGAGGAGACTATATTTTTGTCTTAAATGCTTACCAAGCGGACACTTACCCTATTGTCGTAAACAAAGCACGTCTCCACATCATCGGTGTGTCTAATCCTAACGGTCAGGCCCCCTATCTCATACCCATAGTTGACACAGCCGCAATCAGCTTGGAAGTTGCCGGAGCGGGCAGCGAGATAGCCGGGTTTACACTGGGAGGCGGAGCTGCACATGGCTGCATTGAAATGAACGGAACCGGAGGCTTTTGGATTCACCACAATCTGTTTGGCGGTGCCAATGCTGGTGGAACCCCTCAAGATGGCATTCGGTCCAAACAAGGGGTGGTCAACGCAGAATGTCTGATTGAGGACAATATTTTCCACGGCAACCTAGCCCAAGTGCCCGGTAAGCTCACACAGTACGGTTTCGTCGGCCAAGGAACCAATCTCTTGCGACATTCCATAATCCGAAACAATCTCTTCTTGGGATTGGCAGGCGGCATTTTCCTGGGTAACGCTGCTGGACTGAGTCTTTTGGATAACAAGTTCGTGTGTCCTGACGCCGCTGACGGAGAGGCCATTACCCTTAATGCAGGGGCTAGAGGCTGCATGGTAGATGGAAATGTCGGAATGAATGGCGGAGACGCTGCAATGACTAAGAATCCGTTTTGCGACCTTTCTGGAGCTGGCAACAATCACTGGGGTGTAAATTGGAAATCTAACACTGCGCTTCTGCCACAAACGAGTTAATCGCCACAAATTTCAGACGAATAAGGCCCGGGGCTGGCCTTAACAGCCCCACCCTTTCAAAAAAAGGAGTTACACCATGGTTCTTAAGAAAAAGTCTAAGGGGAAGTTTACTTCTACTCGCCCGGTAGTTTCTCGCTCAACCAAACCCCTCATCACTCCCGAACCCAAGCCGGCTTCCAAACCTGAGCCTCAGCTATCACCGCGCGATCAACTCCTAAAGAAACTCAATCTCAAACCATCCGATATCCTCTCAGAGGGAGTTAGGGGGGATTACCTCATTTTTGTAACCAAGAACGGCATGAAAATCAGGGTTCCTAAATAATCTTTTATCAGACCAGATCAGCACGGAGAAGATAATGAAAAGACTTTGTTCGGTAAATCAGGCCTTTCCATCGGCCGAAAGAGGAGCAGACGCTTACTACTCGGATTGGCTCCACGTAGGCTCACTCCACGAGTTACTTGCCCTCGTCGACGTGACAGCCGTCTCAGGCACCACCCACACTCTCAACGTTACACTCCAGACTTCCCCCAACGCATCAGATGATTTCGATCACACTTCCCTCACTGAGATGGATTCCATCTCTAAACAGGTCAAATCAGTTACGAATTTTGGCAAGTTCGTTCGCCTCAAAGCAGTAGTCGCCGGCACCGATACCCCCACGGTAACTTTCGAAGCTTTCATCGTAGCCAAGAGCTAAGGAGCAAAGATGTCTACGCTTTCAGACTTTAACGCCAGGGTCAATGAACTCGTCAAAGACTCGGCCGGTGATCTCGTTTCAGGCGAGGTGGACAACGCGATCCTTGCAGCGGTTAAACGCTACTCGTGTCACAAACCCCAAAGTCTAGTTCATGAGTTCCAGGGTGATGGAGGATATGACTACGTCCTACCCGATGACTGGTTCCAAGGCTTTTCTCGCATCACCCAGGTAGAATATCCATATGACCAGCAGCGGCCCAACGTCATTGCCAAAGAGGATTGGATTCTTTTCCTTAAGCTCGTCGACAGCACACAAACCCTGGTTTTGCGATTCTTGGCCATTTCTCCCGCGGCGGGGGAATACATCCGCATTACTTACACGATCCCTCATAAGGTCGACGATTCTTCCTCCACCGTTTTTGACAATGATTTCGATGCCATTTGCTGTCTAGCAGCCTCTTATTGCTGCGGAGCTCTCTCACGAAAATATTCGCAGACCTCGGATCCAACGATAGCCGCCGATGTGGTAAACTACGCTGCCAAAGCATCTTCGTATGCTTCCAGGGCAAAAGAACTCTTCCAGGCCTACTTAGACCAGCTCGGTCTAACTGAAGTTCCTGCAAGCGTAGGCACAAAAGAGTTCGACACCGGTTTTGTCTGGGGCGAGGAATATCTTTCTCATAAAAGTTGGCACAGGTAACCATGGTTGGCATTGAGATGAAATTCAAGGGCAAGATCCTGGTAGACACCTGGGGAGCTCTTCAAATTCTCAGAGAAGAGTACCTCAGAGCGTTCAAGAACAGTCTTGAGACCCTCAGGGATATGATCAAAGCCAGAACTCCCATCGGGGCATCAGGCGCTCTCTATCACTCTATCGCCTATCGAGCAAGAGATTTAACCCCGACCGGACCCTTTGGCTTCCCAACAGCTCCTCCAGAATTTGAGGGCGTAGTCTATGCACGCTCAGAAACTGAGTATCTCTGGAATCTATTTCCCACCGCATACGGAGAGAAAACCACCTATGCGGAAGCAGTCGAGTCTGGTACCAAACCACACTGGCCACCAGTTGACGAACTACGAGACTGGGCTTCAAGAGTTCTCTATCTTGCTCGTCCTGAGGCGAGTTTGGCAGCCTACTTCATTGGTAGGAAGATTTCCAAGGTAGGAACTCGGCCTCGTCACATGTTCCGGGACGGTCTAGCACAATTTAAGGCCGAAGGTATTTTTGAAAAGAACATTGAGGCAGCAGCAGATCTGGCCATTAAGAAAGCCGCGGTAGACACTCCTTGGTGGGCTGCATTTTGAAAATAAGACTTATGTCCATAGAATTCATCATCTTTTATACTCAGCCCTCGATCCTGCCCCTCTACGGAGCTAATTCGAAAGGTATTTCTAATGAGCCTTAGCCTTATCAGAGATGAAATCAAATCAATTGTTCTGGGAGTCTCAGGAGTTGGCACCAAAGTCCACGATTATGAGCGCTACGCCAAAACCTGGGAGGATTACCTTGCATTCTTCAAAAGTGACGGATTGATTAAAGGCTGGACAATTACTCGCACTTCAACGCCAGAGGCAAAATCAACCACGACCTCCAACATGAGAACACACACTTTCTTGATCCGAGGCTACTACTCACTAGACGACAGTGCCGCTACCGAAAAGACATTCCAGGATCTTATCGAAGACATCGCAGCAGCGTTCAGAACTAAACCCACGCTGAATGGCAAAGCCTTTGACTCCGATCCGCTCCAAGTTGCCATGGTAGGCATGGTAATGTTTGGTTCCGTCCTTTGTCACTTTTGCGAGTTAAGGTTACTCGTACAGGAGGAAGAGCAATGGCGCTAATAAAAATAGTCTGGGGGAACCAGCCCCGAGAAGTTCCCGGCCTTGGTTTCATTGTAGCAAACCAAGAAACCTCAGTGAAGGAAAAACTAGCTAAACAATTCATCAGACAGGGTTTCGCCAGAGCCAAAAAGAAACCCAGGAGAAAAAGGAAATGAAGAAGAACTCAAAAGATTGGTTAGGCATCACAGGTCAGTGGCTCGGGGTAGGTTTATTCGCCTTTGTTATCTTCAAATACATCCAAGTCTCGGCGCCCTGGCAATACACGGTGCCTCTCATTGCAGGCTGGTGTTTTGCCATCGCCACTAAAATCAGGAGGAAATAATGAGTCCACTAGGTCAAGGTTCTCACATCGGTTTAGGTAAAGAAACCATCTGGGGCACTCCTCAGGGAGCCTCAGACTATATCAAGTTTTCGTCTGAAAGTCTGACTCTAGCTATTGAAGAACTCATCTCGACATCCTTGGCTGTCAAAAGAGACGAGCCAGATAGCTTTGAGGGCTTTGGCACCATCGCCGGCCCTACAGTTCACGAAGTCCACCCCGACGCTCTAGGTTATCTTCTGCGAGGCTGGTTTGGTAAGGTCTTATCCTCGGAGCTTGTCGCAGCGGAGGCTTACAAGCACGCGTTCACCCCTGGCAAAGACAAGGAAGCAAAAGGTACGGCCGACTCTGGATCCGAGACTACTCTAGTCGATGCAGATTTAGTCTCAGTTGATGACGAGTTCAACGGCTGCTGGCTGCACATCATCTCAGGCACCAACGCAGGCCTCTGGCGCATAATCACCGACTCAGAAGCCTCTTCCAACACCATTACCGTTTCTCCGGCGTTTCCTTTAGCCATTGACAACACCAGCGTTTACGAAATCAGAAACGGTCCTGAGAACTGCATCCTTCCACCATACACGCTAGAGATCCACCGAGATCTGCCTGCAAAAGCCTTTCAATTTGCTGGCTGCGTTCCCAATTCGCTGGCTTTCTCGTTCGGAGTGGCAGCAAAGATTCTTTCCCTCACAGCATCCTGGTTAGGAAAAGACGTCGCTCTCATCGATCCCACAAGCCCTAGCTTTGAATCCACCGAGCCTTTCAGGTGGAACCAGGCAATTCTCTTGGTTGGCATCCACGACTCCGGAACCTCCACGAATGGAGTGAGCAACACAACTACCCAACTCAACGACACCGGCAAAACCTGGGTGGAGGATGCGCTAATCGGAAAGTACATTAGAATGACTTCCGGCACCTGCCAGGATCAAATTCGAAAGGTCACCGATAACGACGTAACCTCAGTTACATTCGCCCCGGCCATGTCCGCAGCTCCAGCAGAAGACAAGTATGAAATCTGGAACGAGGACAATCTTATCGAAACGCTCTCACTCACCCTCTCCAACGGTCTCGTTGGCATTCCTTTGTTAAACAATACCAAACGAATAGCCAAAATCGTTGGTGATGCTTACAGATCCGGCACCATTGCTCCAACTCTTCACGTTGAATCCAAAACTGACTGGGAAACTTACTTCATGGGCTGGGCTACAAAACCCTGGCTGGTCCTCTTTCGAGGAGCAGTCTTGTCAGGAGCTTATTACACCGAACTTCAGTTTCACCTGCCCAAGGTTCTCTTCACGGCCTATCCCTTGAGCGTAGCAGGTCCAGGCAGACTAACGGTCGGAGCCACGGGCAAGATTAAGTATGATTCAACGACCGCTCATCAATACTTAGCCAAAGTTGTTCTTTTTAATGCCAAACAGAGCTACGCCTAAGTAGCCTATGTTTCAGCATTCCAAAGCGGGGAAGGAAGGCGACGCAAGAAGCCTCTCGCTAGTGATCCTTCTCCGCTATTTTTTTTCAGGAGGTAAGTTATGCCAGAACTATCAATTCTGATGAGACTCAAAGATGAGGTTACGACCAAACTCAAGGAGGTTATCACCTTCTTCGAGTCACTCACAGGCAAAACTAAAGAACTAGCCAAAACACAGGACGAAGCTGCCGCAAAAACAGTAGCGCATACGCAAGAGATCCAGCGCCTACAAGAAACAGCCGAAGAGTACGGCAGAATTCAGACAGACATAATGGAAGCCGTTGCCATCCTAGAGGAGGGAATCACCGAAAAGACAGAAGAGCACCAGAAGGCAATAAAGGTGCTAACAGACATAGCGGGGGAGTGCGGCGCACGACAGACAGACATCCTGGAAGATATCGTCGATATGGAGGAAGAGGCCACCATAAAGACGAAAGAGCACAAGGAAAAAATCAAAGACCTAGGCAAGGTCAGTGAAGAGACGGGCCAGGAAATGGTCGCCGCTTCCCAGGACACTGCCGACCAAATTGCAAAAATCCAGAGTTATCTAACTTCTGTTTCAAAGGAAGAAAATGCAAAGAGGCTTCAAGACTGGAATGGTTTTCTTGGTTCGACGCTCGATCTTACGTATGAGACTTATGAAGATTTGACCGAAGCCCTTGGCGAGCTGACTGTCAAAGATAGAGAGAAACTTAGATCCAAATTCAGAGACTGGAAACGCACCCTCGATTCCATCACCGAAGAAGAAAAAGAGTTCTACCGCAAAGCCAAGGGTTACATGGGCGACTTTCGAGACATGACCAAAGAGGAGCTGGAAAACGTCAAAGAACTCTGGGAAGAGAACATCGCAAAATACGAGGAAATCTGGGACGGTTTCACCCAATCAGTCAGGTCCTCCTTCTCTGACCTTTTCGTTGACTTTATGGATGGTACCAAGAAATCCCAGGACATCTGGCAGGACTTCTGCGACAGCATGGTTAAATCCTTCAAGAAAGCCGTCGCTGATAGTTTAGCCGAGAAAATGGGCCTCGACAAAATTTTTGAAGGCAACATCTTAAACTGGGGCAATCTATTCACAGGACTTGGCAATTTGATAGAGGGCGTATTTGGCGGTATGGGCAAGGCACTTAGCGGGTTCACCACGCAAGGCACTTCCGCTTTTGGGACCTTGGGTAATGTCGTTGGAGTGTTTGGCAAAACCCTTTCTGGTCTTGTCAAGTCAGGTGGCCCCCTAGCCCTTGTGCTAGCCGGCATGGAAGCGTTAACCAGGTTGGTTTCTGGCAAAAGTTTCATCGGAGGCTTTCTCGGTGGACCAATGGAAAGTGAATACAGTATTGAACATCGTGAAAGAATTGAAAAGAAACAATCTGAAATGGAAAAAGAGTTTCAGGGACGCCTTTACAGTGGATATTCTAGTTGGTTAGGGGGCAGAGAAAATACTTTTGAAGCCTGGCAGGAATGGTTACTGTGGCTTACCAATGATATTCGGAAAAGTCACGGCTGGGCAACCGTGCCAACAGGAAGCGTTCCAGGCTTTGGAGGAGGGCCCTACGGATGGCAAGGTTTAAAAGAAGGAGCAGCTTTCCTGGAAGGCATAAAGTTACTCCAAGGGGGAGCAGTATTCAACAAACCTACTTTCTTTAGGGCTATTGCCGGCGAAGGCGGAGAACCCGAATTTCTAAGCCCCGAGAGTCTGCTGCGAAAAGTCGTTCGGGAAGAGATTCAAAGAGTCCCTTCCACATACAATCTTGGTCCCATCAACGTTCAATTCCCTAACGTCACTAGCTTTCAAGACTGGCTTAATGCCGATCCCGGAACCATCAAAGCCATATTTGATAGGAAGATCTATCCAGCCATGAAAATGAGTGCAAGAGAGGGCCGCATTTCGAAAGAAGCGCTCCTAATGTAATAAGACAACGGCTAAGGAGGTAGTCCTTACATGAGCTACGCAATGAAGTTGGTTAAGGACGCCACTACCATAGAATTTGACCCGGCACGGGGCTACATTGCTCCTGCTATCCTTGACGTCTCTCATCACCGTGCAGCCTCAGGCAAAGGCTTGTCCTATAAGTGGTGGAAGAAACTTCGCTGGGAGGTCCCGCTGGATCGCATCGCTAAAGCTATGGCTGAACAATTCAACTCCTGGTGGGAGACTTTAACCCCACTAGCCTATACGCCCGACCAAATTAATGCCCCGGCCACTACTTACACGGTGCTACTTAAAAACGCCACAGCACCCTTAGCCGAGATGCAGTCGCCCACGTTCGCAATCCACTACACGGGCACTTTAATTTTGGAGGAAATCTAAATGGCAGACTGGCCAAGTATCACCGATGATGACGGGTCCGCCTTAACCGGCACACCATTCAACCTGGCATTTTTCGATTTAATCAAAGCTTTCATTCAGGCTGGAAGTCACCAGTCAGGGTTGGACGCTAACAAACCCGCAGAATGCAGCCCTGGAGATGTTTACCACGCAACCGATACAGAGACATACTATGTCTGTTTTGTTGCCAATACATGGTCTGGAGTTGGTGGTGGAGCTGCAGACCCAGATCAGGTCAGGCTTCCTGACCCCGAAGAAGAAGATTTTACCACCCCGTCTTCTGTTACGGCTAGCAGCGAGTCAGGCGGTTCTATTCTAAACCAAACTCAGCAAGACACTTACCAAAACATATATGGTGGTTGGTACACCAGACTAAGTCAAAAAATCACTCTTACCGGGAAAAATCTTAAATACGTTCGCTTCTATCTCAAAAGAAGCGGTTCACCTACGGGCACCCTTTATGTCAGAGTCCGAAAGACCAGCGATGATAGCATTATAGAAACCTCTTCTACGACACTCGACGTTTCCACCCTAACTACTTCGTATGAATGGAAAGAATTTGCGCTAACCTGTGCGCCAAGCGAAGAAGTTCGAATCAGCGCTGAGTTTTCAGGAGGAAGTGCTGGGAAGGAGGTATACGTAGGGATTTCTGGCAGCGATGTATGTAGCGGCATGGCTTCTGCATACTCAGCCGGAGAGGAGTGGATTGATTTAGAGATCAACGACGCAACCATTATTCTGTATGCTGCAGGTGCGGCAAGTGATTCTATAGATGATGATATAGCTACCTTTTGGGTCCCTGACCCACCTGATGAGGCCGGAGCGTGGCTGAAATTAAACCTCGGCAGTGTGAAGTACACTGGCGGTTGCAGAATATACTGGGGAAGTGAAGCTGCTTACAGACCGACTGAGTACAAAATCTACACCAGCCCGGATGATTCAACCTGGACCGAAGTCATACATGAAACTCAGGCAGCTCCAGCCTCCGCCTGGAAGATCTATCAATGGTATATTCAAAAAGCTCAATACATCAAAATGGTAGTCACAACCCACGGTGCGTCAGGAACTAAAGTCTATGAGGCTGACGAATACTCTTCAGACCAGGACGGCGTTATATTAACTCACGGACACGGAGGCCTAAGTTGATCCAAGTTTCAGATTGGTTCAAAACCTGGATGGAAAAGCAGACCCTCAATCTCTTGAGGAAATTTACCTATGATAACATCCACGAAACAGAGAGAATCGAGGCATTTGGCTCTATAAACAGGGCATCGGACTCGATTGTCTCCGGTGGGACGTCCTTAGCCCTCATCAATGCAGACAAACACTGGAATAAATTTCTCAGCGATAAATCAAATCTAAGGCGCGAAGCAAAGATACAACTTGCCATCGGTGTTCCGAACACACCAGCAAGGTCAGGCATTGCCAGGTCTGGCGCCACACTTTCCAATCTGCTGTCCTACACTCAAATAGCGGGAAACGAAGAATGGCTCGATATCCTCACCGGTTGGGGAGACGACCCAGAATTCCCTGAGGCTACCGTCTTCCTTCCTATTCGCGATAAGTTCGCCCGACTTTTAGAGAAAGAGTTAGGCAGCGACGAGGTTCCTCTCAACTATTACTCGAGCGCTTACAATCCCGCTGACCTAACTTGGGATATCCTAACCACCCACGGCGGCTTAGACGCCACCGCAAGCACCGCCAACACCGACATCGACTACATCACCTGGTCAACATGGAAAACAGCCTGCGCCACAGCCAACCTCTCGCTCAAAGCTAGATTTACCGGCCAGTCCATCAGAGAAGCTCTTGAGCGCATCAGAGACCTAACCAACAGCGACATCTATCAAGCAGGTAATGGCATAATCAAATTCTTTCGGTTCACCCAAGGCGCCCCTCCC